AATATTATACGGGTGGCCGCTTTTGGAGGCAAAATTTAATTCAAAATTCAAATTCAAATTCAAAAAGTAGGAAAGGTATTTACAATTGTGCCATTAGGTGTCTAAGTATTTATAGGACCCCAGACACCAATACTTATCACCCAGTTTGCGAGACACCAGTTGACCAAGTCAACATGCCTCTTCCTCTCTCTAGACCTCTGAACAAGGCTCTGCCTTCTCTCTACAAATTTACATGTTTAATTGTTCTGTTTGTTTATTGGAATTTCATAATCCCACGTAATTGCAATTACTTAGTTTTAATAATTATTTACGGACATTTAGGATCCATGGGCTTTGGTTTCTTAATATTTTCTAAATATTCAGAGCAACTAACCGAGGTTAGGGTTTGGTGATAACTCTAATTACCGACCAACACTTAATTATGTATAATAATTAATTATTAATTGCCATTTAAATGCATCAACGGAGGATTCCTCGGATTATGGAATCTACAGACGATTACATCGTCTATGTTGTCGGACTTAACTGTTCACACATGTTTTCTGAGTTAATATTTTAGGACAAATGCCGCTGCGCGGCCGGGGGAAAATAAATGAATTAGTGAATGTTATAGTTCCTTCCAGTGGACGTTTCTTCATCTGACAAAGGTTGATGGGACCCGTGCCATTTTGGTTTTAAAATACCACCATGTGTAGAGCTCTTCATTTACAAACTGTGTTTCAATGGAAACACACAATTCAACTCTAGCATATACGACCTCCGATCGTACTGAATACCAACTATCTAACGATCTCACCGACGTCACTCTTCTGTTTCCTTCCACACTCGATCAGCAATTATCAAGACTCCGTGGTCGTTGCCTCAGAATTGACCATGTCATACTCGAGTATAGGAACCAGGTTCCCATTAATGCCACTGGTCATGTGATTATTGAAATGCATGATACGAGACTAGGAGATGGGGACTCCAAACAGGCGGAGTTTACAATTCCAATTGGTTGCAACTGCAACATACACTACTACTCGTCCTCGTATTTTTCTCCAAAGGATCCAAATCCATGGAGAGTGATGTACAGGGTCGACAACACGAATGTCATCAATGGAGTCCATTTCTGCAGGATTCAGGGCAAGCTCAGGATGTCATCGGCGAAGCAATCATCAGACATTCAATTCCGATCTCCGAGAATTGACATTCTGTCCAAGGCATATAACAACACACATATTGATTTCTGGACAGTTGGGCAGGCCCAGGCCCAATTCGCGAGACACCCAGTTGCGGGCTTACGATCTGCATCAGCCCGTTTCAATAGGCCCACTATAGGCCCAGGAGAGACATGGGCCTCAGCAAGTTCAATTGATGGGCCTTCTATTGCAGACTATCCATACAGGACGCTTAACAGATTGGACCCAGCATCACTGGACCCAGGCCCATCGGCTTCACAAGTTAATAATAATGTATTTAGCGCAGGAAACTCAAATGTAAATGATGATGTAATAAACATCATCAAAAAAACCGTAGAACTCTGTATCTCATCAAACAGTGTAACTTCAAATGCAAAGCCTATTTAATAAAATTAAATTTTATTTATCCCAAATACAATGTATCATATTTGGCATGCACCTCAGCAGTTGCAGCACTATCACACAACCACACGTAATACAATACAAGGGCATTTTTTGTGATGTTTCCATACCTACCAGTAGCCTCAAGACTAGGGCTATCTCTAAATCTAACCCAGTAAGGATAGGCCCTCAAGTGGGCTTTGTACTCAAATTTAAATACATAGGTCGAGAGGGACGTATTAACAATACACTTCCTCTGTTGAATCACCCGGAACCTATCCCTATGATTTTCACGTACGCGAAGAGTGGAACATGATCCCTGCTCAAGTCCAAATAATTCCCCATAAGGAATTATTGGTTCACTAGAGGAATATTCAGACGGCCTCTTGTCACACACCAGGACGGTTGTAAATATACCGTTGATGCAAGTGGAAGCAGCCTCCGACGTCGAACCAACTCGCTTCACGACCACGGAGCCAGAGGCACTTATGGACAGCACCTTGATGTAGTCGTATGTACGACTACTGAATGCACTACGAGATATGCTGGGATATGTTATGTACGACACCTTGGAACTATTGTTGGTCAGAACATATTGGGTACCACTCTGGACCTCCTCAATTGTCTGGACCCTCATAGGCACCTTGTCGACATTCTTGGAGAACAGACTTGTTCGGACCCGATCACGCCTCCGTTGAGAAAAGGGCACGCCAAGAATGCGTGCTCTTGGCTTGTTGAAATTATACCTAGTAAACCTAGGTGTATACACAGGCACGGATGAATATCTCCGTCTGGTATACATCGGAGTATTTGCCCGTCGGTACCAGCTACCTACACGGTCAACAGATGTCGGAGACATTGTATACACAAATCATAACAATGTGAGGGGTRCATATTTATTGGAAGTCTCAGACGACCGATGCAAGACTCGCATTAGGTAAATGCGAGTTTAATAACATAACACGTGTCAGAACCTTACACAATAATATCCAGGGGCAATATAGTACTTTCACCAACAGGGGTATACTAGTCTTTTTGACCAGAACGTACACAGAAGGAAGGTACAAGGCAAGTGCTAATCACGTGAGTGGGTCCCACTTTGTCGGCTAGCTGGGGGACAGAAAGGTACAAAATCACGTGACATGGGACCCACACATGACACATACTATATAAAGAGACCCCGCGGCCACCCGGT